CTTACTAATGGCAGCCGCAGTACACGCCGCGACGACGACGGCTTGCATCTGCTCATCAGTAAGGTTGAATGGATTTTTTGTTTGGGCGGCCGCTTGTTGTGGCTGCTGTTGTTGCACAACCATTGGCTGTTGCATAACAACTGGCTGCTGGACCCGTGGATCGGATTCCATCATTGGTGGCTCGAGGGGCATTTCTGGCTGACCCATAATATCAGCAATAGCGGTGGAATCCATGGTCATTTCTTTATTTTGACTCACATTTTTTTCGGGTTGATTGTTTTGCACAAAAGATGTCGTGAGTGGAACCATGCCATCATCGTTATCGGAAAGATTCAACGTCCGCACGTCAGTAGACATTTAATGTTAACCGATTTTTTTGAAATTGTTAAGTGACGCATCACGATTTTCGTTTCGTGACCGTAAGGTGTGTTTTCTTTGTAGCCTTCTTCGCATCAGCCTCCTGCTGTTCTAAATATTTTGGATTGTATGTTTTTTTGTGCATACTCCACAATTGTGGACTCCCTACCCTAAACCCCGTTCTAATTTTCGCCTTGTACCAAAAGACACAGTCTGAGAGTTTGTTAGATTTAACGGTGTTATCGAGTACAAGACACTCGTAGTTTTCCGTACATTGGTCCATCACCTTACAAAATATATCGAAAGATGGAAAGATACCAAAAAATGACTTATAGATCTTTTCTCTATTTTGTATGATGTTCTCTCTAAGAATAAAAACGTAATCCACATTGGCACGCAGGGCTGGTGGGAGGTCCATCACATATTGCATAGTTAACATGAAAAATATGTTAAAGTGTCGACCATTCATAAAACATTGTCTAATTCGAGTTTCCTTTAAAAACTTTGAGTCATACATACAATCATCCAAAAGCATGAAGGCTCCATTTGTGTTGTTTTTACCCCTCGCACCGACGAGTTTTCTTTGCCTGGACAAAACACGATCGACGGCTTCCCCATCATAATCTCCGTAGACACAGACGTCTGGTATGAACTTTCCATAAAAGTGGTTTCCTTCTTCTGTGCCTGATAGAACTATCCCAGCTGGTATATGTTTTTTGTAATACATGATATCCTTGACCAACGTGGATTTACCTGTGTTACGTTTTCCAATAAAGACGCATATTCGGTCGTCACCCATCTTGGCTGGATTGAATTTTCGCAACTGAATGTTCATTCTAAGATATCACATCGTTTTAATTACCAAAATTTTACTCACAAATAGTAGGAATGTCGGGTAAATTGTCACTCGCAGTCAGAGGCATTCAGGACAGGTGGCTCACTGAGCAACCACAGTACTCACACTTCATATCAAGATTTAGAAGACACACAAAGTTTGCTTTTGAACAAGTTGAAATTCCATTTGAACGTTTCAACGAACCCGGAAGCGAAGCCACAGCACGAATACAGAATAACACGGGTGATATGCTCAAAGGAGTCACGCTGAGTGTAGATTTACCACCACCAATCCCTAAGAATGAAAATAATGTTTCGTACACACTCGAGAAAGGTCTTAACTCGAATGAAGTACTCATCGATGAGGTCGCCACGACGAGTCTCACCGTGTATCAGGGCGTTGAATATACGTTTACAAGTTCAGAGCAATTTGAAGTCGTGCAGGGTATAGGTGCGAACGATTGGTCATATGAATTAGTTGGAAGTGATCACATACTAAGGCTCAAGATACAAGTAAATATTGTTGCAGATTACAGTTCCGTGATCATACGGCACACGGTAGATCAGGGCCACGCAGTAGCCCTGGATGTTAAGCAAATTCGATGGGATACGTCCACGCCCACGAAGATGATCAAATACGCCGATTTGATCATAGGCGGACAAACCATACAGCGTATCACCGGTGATTACATATACATGTACAATCAACTTAACTATACGGACAACGATACAACATTTACACTCGTTCCAACGACCCTCCATAACAGCTATCCAATTATAAATGATGCCACGAATCCACAATACACAAATTTTCAAAAATACAAAATACAATTACCCTTTTATTTCAACGGTCACCCAAGTCTCGCCATCCCTACGTGTGGTCTCGATGTTCACATCATAGAAGTAAAGGTTAAATTGAAACCAGCGGATGAGTTGACGGTGGAGCATGACGACAGTTTGTCCACATACACAAAAATCACACCAATCACGTGTGATATGTCACCGAGAAATATGAGTCTGTTTTGTGATTTTGTATACGTCACGGAAGATGAGAAAAATTTCATACGCACGCGACCGATTGAATATGTTATCACGCAGACGCAAGTGGCTGAAATACGAATGAAAGCCGGTGTTTCTTCACGCGCCGTGATGATTAATTTTAAGCATCCAGTGAAAGAACTCTTTTTCTTGGCGAAGGATGATGAAACAAAGGAACATGTCCCAATAAAACACGTAAATTTGAAATTTAACAACAATACCGTGATAGACGCCGACAATCTCATGTTATCCGCAGAACAGCCACTCAGGAATTACACGAACTCCATAGACCCAGATAACGAATTCGGTGTATATAGCTTTTCTATGAAACCAGGTGTTCATTATCCAACTGGGCAAGTGAATATGAGCCGTGTTATACACAAATTACTCGAGGTTGAATTAGATGATGGTATTAACTCGACTCGATCGCACACTCTACACGTATACGCAACAAACTACAATGTCGTGAGAGTAAATGGGGGAATGGCTGGGTTAAAATTTTAGGATGTAATATTAGAATGGCCGGTAGAGTTCAACTTCAAACTATGGGTCCACAGGACAGGTTATTTACCGATGATCCAGAATACACATATTTTATAAAAAATTTCAAAAAGCATGGAAATTATGCGAGATTCTACGACGATTTAGATTTTACGGGTGGAGTGGAGTTTGGTGAAGAAATACGGTGTGTTATACCACAAAACCAAGGCGACTTGTTGAAAGGTTTGAGTGTGAAAATCACACTCGGGGCTATCGATCAGTCCTTGTCGTCTTACGATGTCACATATTGCGAATCGATCGCTCAAGCCATGATAGAGTACGCAGAATTATACATAGGTGGTACTCTCGTCCAAAGAATACCATCCGATATGTTAGCCATTTATTCCGAGATATCCGTGACGCAATCAAAACAGGCCGCACTCAGAAAACTGGTCGGTAAACCTAACCAGATATTCTCTATATTTACGGATAAATACACAGATATACGCGATGATAGAGTGTCGGCATCTAAGAGGAACACGTCTTACAGAGTAGACCTTCCATTTTATTTCCACGAACACCCAGAACTTGCCATACCTTTGCATGCTATCACTAAACAAGAAGTTGAGGTAGCGATACGTTTCAGAAAAGCCGAAGACTGTATATTTGCCGTGGATTCGCTTAATCCAAATGATAATGAGGCATCCACCTACTACCTCGGTCAAAATCCAACTGGACTCATAAAAAGTATTCAACTTTCAACCGAAATGGTAAGTTTACAAGATAAGACATTTCCCAAACGAGTGGACTATCTCATAACACAGACACAAACGAATACGTTTGAACTCGACCGAGCCGACGCCAAAATTGACACAGTTAATCAATGTAATGTACACGAGGTTAGACTCAATATGCTGAATCCCGTCAAAGAATTGTTTTTTGTGGTACAGGATAAGTTTGACAACGACCCAAACGTGGAGAACGATTTCGCTACACCGTATCAATACTGTTCAAATGTTAATGTAGATCAATATGGACTTTTCACGAGTTCAGAACAAGTAAAACAGATCGAACTTGAGTTTGACGGAGAAACCATACTGGATGAAGTTACTGGAAATATTATTCATTTGAGAGCGATTCAGCCAGCAAAACACCACTCGAGGACGACCGTTTACAGGAGATTTTATATGTATAGTTTTGCTCTCGAACCCGAAAGCATACAACCTTCTGGTCAACTCAATTTATCCTATGTAAAAAATCAAATAGCACGTGTGGGGCTGTTTAACTATCCAGTTAACACAGACAAACAAAAGCAACTTAGAGTTTATGCCCAAAGTTATAACATACTCCGTGTGGAGAACGGAATCTGCACTTTACTATTTGATACATAATGAAGACAGGTTACGATTTAACGAACAACGAAGATACGCAATTGGATCAATATATGGAAACCATGTCGAATATATTGATACCAGTGATTGAAAGAGCGATGTTACTCGCGTGCGAATACTCCAAGGCGTGTGGGAGAGACGCAGTTCTCATGAAGGACGTCGAGTACGCCATGAAATATTGTGCGAGATATGAAGTCGGGCAGAAGATTGGCTCTTACTTCCCAGAAATTTACGAAGGTGATGACGACACACCCGATATGGAGGTACTCGAAGAATGTGAAGGTGATTTTACGAGATACACGGGGAGTGATGAGGGTTTGAATAAGATAAACGAGGCATACGATACTTGGGACGCGTGGGTTCCAACGAACCCGTCCGAAGAGATTTTAAAAAATGCCATTGATAGTAATGGACACCGAGAAGTCGGAGGAGCCTGAAGGATGGACGGATACGGAATATAAAACGTTCAGAGTTGGTGAATCGGACTCCGATTCTGATTCCGATTCTGATTCCGAGTCCGAGTCTGAGTCTGAAGAACCAAAGACAAAGGGTTACCAGGCCAAAAAATACAAGAAGATATTAGTCGTAGAGGAACTAGTCCCAGAATAAATTTTCTAAATGTAATATATACCATGTCCGCTGCCGAAACTGTTACTCTTATCAGCCAAGAGCTCGAATCGCAATCCTTGAACGCCGTTGTCGCTGGCTTCTCCTTCGCGGCCGCCCTCTCGTGGATGGACCTCGTCCGCTGGTTGGTGAACCAAGTCGTCAAGGTCAACAAGAACGGTGGTATGAACTACACGCTCACCGCGTTGTTCACCACCTTGTTGTCCATCGTCGTCTACCTCTCGATCTCCCGAGTCTCCACTCGGGTCAACCGACCATCTCAACCATTGTACGCGGTCACCCGCTAAGTGGTTGGCTTCCTCTTTGGAATTAAAAGTAGGACAAATCCGACTAAAACTATAAAAATTATAGATATGATAGCATTCCACCTATCCACGTTTTCGGCTTCATTTTCCGTTCCGTGAATAGTGTATTTTTCAACTTTAGAGTCGGACTCCTCTTCCTCCTTCTTCTCTTCCTCTTCCTCGTCTATGGGTATCTTTACTTTCGGTACATTTTCAAGTTTATCAGTTGAACAAGATAACGCAAATTTTAACACGTGGTTTGCGTTTCTAAAGTCGTACGGGATGAGACGTCCATTGCTACTGTAAAAAAATTGAACGCGTATGGACGATATAGTTTGCTGTTTACCCGAATGAAATTCATGTTCAAGCGCATCATCCGTACCAGAATAATTTACAACATCGCCATGTGTGAGTATTTTACCGGTGTAAAAGGGTGTATTAAAGTAGATGGATTTGTTGAATTCATCGGAACCACTGCTCAACTTTAAAACAAACGCATCGACACCCTGTAGATTAAGACTACCCGTTTTCAAAGAATTAGACGTAGAGTGTACATTGTTTGGTGGAAGACCTAATACATCGTGTGGTGTCGTATTAGACGCATTTGACATGTATCCATTCTCTCCTCCATAAAACGCGAATGTGAAATCGTTTGTTAGGTTACTTATGTTTATATCATTCGTGGTGGCTAAATACGTGGCACTATCTATGATATCGGAGTGTTGTACAAGATTACTCGCCAATTCTGCGCCGTCATAGTTACCATTTGGTAAAGTGATGGTTTCGCTGTACGTCGCCGTATTCATTGTAAACGTGTTATTCCTGTCGTGTATGAGCAATTGACTATTATGTATACGAGCCGATATAAGTTTTATTTTCGATACATTGTACACGGGATTTTTTAAGAAAACTGTGTAATCACCTGAATCGTGGTAAAGTATGGGGTCTCTATCACCACTATCTATATCTAAGGTATGGACCTTCATTAAAATATGCGTATAATATTTTAATGAGTGTATTACTCTAAAATAAATTGAATTTAGCACAAGTGGTGT